TGCTTTATCTATATCTAATACGTTATACATTCTGGTATCAACACCAGTCATTCCCATATATTTAGGTTCAACAGCAGGATTAAGACTGCGAAAACGCAAATCGACTGCACCAGTCTTGGTAATATACGGTATGGATAATCTTCCTTGGAATGCTTCGTGTCCAACTTCAGGCTCCACGACTACGCCTAATTGCGCCAGCCGTGCTACCTCCAATGGAATGCCTCTGCTTTTTAGGTAATCTTCCGCCCGATAAATGTTTTCCCCGTAGCGTGCTGCTGCTTTGTCCAGTAATTCCTTCTGCGATGCGCTCTGCTTCACGTATATTTACTCCTTCTTGTAGGCTTATGATTTGTAAACTGTTACCTTGCACTCCGCAGGCGAAACAGAAGAATATGTTATTGTCAAGATTCGCAGTTCCTGACTGGTGTGTATCGGAGTGGAATGGACACTTGAGATTAACTTGCCCGTGGTCTTGTCGTAGACTTGCTCCGTAGTGCAAAAGGATTTCTCTAATGCTTGGTAAGTCATTATCATTTCTTCTCACCATATCCTGCCTCTCTTAAAAGATTAACAACATCTTCTAGCCTTAACACTACAACCCAATCCTTGATTCTTTCTTCACCTTGACCATTAAGTCTTAAACAAACTAAGCCAAGTATGCCAGTCTTAGCACGTTCTTTTAATTGCTTAATAGCACTAGATGGATTGAACCCAGTTCGTGCTTTGACTTCCCAATCTATACCAACACAGCCAGTTATATCTGTACCACTGCGCCCTGCGCCAGTAGATTCTGCATATGGAAATCCATTGAGCGCTAAGTATTCAGCAACTACTTTTTGACTACGGTATCCCCTGTGTTTACGGGATTGTGATGGCACTAGTATGCACTCTTATCTTTTCTAAGAATGCGAATAGCCCAATCTAATCCTTGGTTAAGACCATCACCCCATTCGTCGGTAGGTTTAATCTTTGCTTCTTCAATCTTGGTAATAAAATCTTTTAGTTCTGCGTTAACCTCAAGTAAAACAAGACGACGAATCTCCTGTGTCATATCATCTTCTTCTTCTCTAATCACACTCACTCCTTAAACTGTTCGACTGGCACTCGCCAGCCTTCAATGTATGAATCATACCATTCGTCAGTCATATAGTCGGTAGGCGCAATGTGTCCATATACCTCAACTTCAGAGTAATACTCAGTGTCTAATACCTTAGCCCCAAAAATATAGTTGTTGATGTCTTTCTTCCAAAAGGGTATAGAAGTCTGGGTTCTTATAGACCTAACCTCATAGTTTGCCCCTACATCAGCCAATGCTTTACGTTGAGGATGAAGACTATTAGGGTACCAAGGGACATTCCAAGACTGGTTATACTGCTTGGCTACTGCCCACTCACATACATTTGCCCTGATATTGGACAGCAATTCGTGCTCTAACTTGCCATCTATCTTACCTTTAGCGTAGTTAGGTTTATCTACTGAACCAAACTTGGCTAACCATCTTTCTACTGCAAGAATAGTGGCAACCCTGACCTCATCTTTATCTAAAGATACTATCAACGCCAAGCAACCTTAGGGTATCTAGTAAAGTTAATAAAGAAAAACAAAAAATCAAATCTATTTACTTTTGCTACTATGGTATTTAAATTATTCTCTTTCATATCTATCAAAGGATACTTTTCATATCCAATACCAAAACAATGTATAGTATTAAACCCAATAGTTATAGACATACTACCTATATCTTTAGTCAATTAATTAACCACCATTCTCTGGTATGTCAGACATAAACATAAACTCAGGATTAAAAGATAACCAGCAGTTTAAATTAGCGTTAGCATCTGCCCGACCATATCTGTTCTTTACAGGGGCAACAGCCATAGAAGTACCAACAACTCCAAGAGTGCAGATAAGAGCAGGAAGTTGCGCCACTTTGCCCTGAAGAGCCGAGCGAGGCTGACAAGGAGTACCAAGTACAGCCTCAGAAGTGTGATGAAGAATAATAATAGCAGCGTTAGTAGCACGAGCAAGGTATTTCAACTCCTTCATAATCGCCCTCATAGAAGCGAACTCTTCGCCTCCGTCAGTTGCAATGTCCATAAGATTATCTACAAAGATTGCTACAGGTGGGCAACCCCATAGTTCTTCAAAGGCTTGGACTTCTTCATCTATGTCTTGCAATGTAGGACTAGATTCAAATGACCAAACAATATGAGCACCCTTTGCTAGTACAGCACGAGTCCAACCTTGGTCAGTATTCATTAACTCTTCTACATCAGTTTGATTCTTACCTGAAATCATTGAGGCTAATCGCATAGCCATAGTGTGAGCATTAGTGTCAGCAGATATGTATAGGCTAGGCACTTTCATATTTAATGCTAAGGCTAAAGCAAGAGTTGACTTACCTACACCTGGAGTTCCTGCAAGCATAGAGACTTCTGCTCTACGAAATATAATTTTATTACTTTCGAATGTTTTAAATACTGAAGGTAGTGGCTCTCCGCCAATATCTTTTCTACCTACGCTACGAACAAGCGTTCTCATTGGTTTCCTGTCTTAAGTTGGAGGAGGGATAATATCTTCCCCTTGCTACTACCCCTCCGCCAATTCTTATTCTAGTTCTTGTTGAACTAGTTTGCTGGTTTGCATTGGTCTGGTGTCCCCTGCGGGGTTGGGCAAGCCCAGAATGCGTAAGGTTTCCCCGTCGTTTTGCTTACTCCACTGCGATGGATTCTTGCTCCGTGTATACACGTCGGGGTTGAGAGACCTCCTGTAGCGGATGGAGGCGATTGCGGGGCGGTTGTGGAGGTAGGCGACTGCACTATGCCTACTGTTGAACCAGTGGTCCCCAAAGGGGCGACAGTGTAAGCACCTTGAATTAACTTTCCAGTTGCTGCAATCTGTGTAGAGTAATCACTCACACCTTCAAGCAACACTGATAGTTCTTCAGAAGTATTTGCACGTATATTAATCAAGTCTCCAGATGGAGTTTTATAAGAAACTTGTAACTTCCAGTCTTCGTTTGCCATTTATTTATCCTTCGTGAATTGGCAGTGTTCTGTGAGTCCACAGTAACTGCACGATTGTAGGTTCGGTAGAAATATACCAGCCTTGCGAGCCTTATCAAAGCCTGACACAAAATATTCTAATGTATCTAGTGTATATCTACTAAGGTCAATCATTTCCCCTGTCCCTGACTCACGAGACATCCAGTAATTACCTAGATTGACTTTAACACCAAGCATCTCTTCTACACCGACTTTATAAAAGCCTAATTGTAAATCAGATACTGGCTTACGAGAGGATGTTTTCAAGTCGACAATCACAAGTTGTCCGTTAACTTCAAATATCCTGTCAATAAACATCTTCACTGGCACGTCAGCAATGATGGGATTTAATTCCAACTCAATAGCCCGAACACCTTGAGGGGTAGTCCAGATTTTCCAGTCTTTATTATTTTTGCGCCAAGAGATGTAGTTATCTACCCACTTGGAACCCTGTTCTTCCCACCAGACAGCATCTTCTTTATCTGGATTGGCTTTAGTTGCACGACCCGCAATACGTGCTTTGCTTAAATCTAAATCTTTTGTTTCTTTTAACCAAGCAATATCCCATAAAGCATTACTCATTTTCTAGGTCCCACATTTCTGTTGCTGCGTGGAATGCTCTGCCACCTGCAGACCAGATGGATGGTTCCTCAGGTACTTGTAATAATCTTCCTAAGTAATACTGATAACCACAAGTTAAATAAGTTGTAAATGCTGAATAAGATATATGTGCAGGCAGTTCATATCCATCAAGTTTAAGCATAGTTTCTCCTGTCTATTGAATTAGATAACCCTCCTGCGGAGGACAGGAGAGTACTCAACACAAGAGAGTTATCTAAATTTATTTATATTTAATTATACTACCCTGTCGGGTAATTAGATTTAGGAAAGCCCCCACCATTGCTGGTAGATGAATATTAACACAAGCACCTGACATATGGAAGCCATAGACACACCAATTAAAAACACAATAATAAACGACAAAAGACCCCCTTCCCAGTATCTCTACTAGGTCGGGGGTTATTTGTGTCTTAAATGGGCGTTTAAAGCCCGATTAGGGCTACTTCTCTGTGCGTCCGAACTCTGGTGCTGACTTGTCTAGTGCCTTTAAAATAGGTCCTACTAGGCCAGCAATGAATGCTGCTGCCAATACCTTTGGCTCACGTTGTCCTGCCGTATATAGCGCAACAGCAGATGCTGCAGCAGCACGAAGGTATGAGAGGGCAATTTGTTTTACTTTTTCTTTGTCAAACATTTTTTCTCCTTAGAGGAACTTAACTAACTCAGCCCAAGTTTTTGGACCGATGATGCCATTGGAATCAATACCGTCGTGATTGTCTTGGAACTTAACCACAGCAGCCTTGGTCTTTGGACCGTAGATTCCATCAGCACTTAAAGCAAGGGCTTTCTGTACAATCTTTACGCCATTGCTTCTATCTCCAGGCTTAATAGTGCCAGGAAATTCTGGTGTATCTGATACTGGTACAGCAACATTAACTTCGTTACCCGTGTAATTAGGACGACCAAAGCCAACTACGCTTACCATAACTTTCTTTTTATTTTTAATGTAGCCACGAACCTTTACTGCTACTTCACCACCATTGCGTTGGTCTCCTCTAGCATTGCCAGCAGTATTGCCCTCGATACAAGTAACAGTTCCATCTCCGTTGTTTTCAATTACAATACCAACGTGAGAGATTCTATCTACATTATCTCCAGGGAAATCAAAGAAAGCAATATCGCCAGGTACTGGCTTAGCATTCTTAGCATCAGTCCAGACGCCCATCTTCTTAAAGGCGCCAGCACCAGCAACAGTAGATACCATATTAGGTACTTTTACTCCTGCTTGATTAGCGCACCACATAACAAATGAGCCACACCAAGGTAGAAAGTTTGCCTTAGTAAAGGCTCCATACTTGGTTTGATTATCTTTAGGACCTTCAATGGTTCCTACTTCATTCTTCGCAACCTCAACTAATGCTGCGACTGTATTCTTCTCAGCCACTGTTACTCCTTAGTTGTAGTTAGGGTCAATCTTTGCTTGCTTATCTGCAGCCTGACGATTCTCTACCTCTGTGTCAGCAACTGTCTTTGCGCCTTTATCTACGGTTGAGAATGCGGCATTAATTTCATCAAGAGATAGTCTGCCATCATCCATAAATGCACGGGCTAACTTCTCTACTACTGCTGCTACTGCTGTAAGACCAGCCACAGTTACTGCTGTCATTGTATCAACGCCAGCGATAGCACCAGCACCAATCACAGACAGACCTGATGCTGCAAAGACAGCAACGATACGCATTAATACATTGTTAAGTGAGGCCATTTTATTTCCTTATCTATAGTTAAATTGACATCCAGCCTAAATATTTAGAGTCAGGGTTATCTATTAACCATTTTTCCCTAAGTTCATTTTGTTGTGGCCAGCAGATGTCATTAGTTTTACATCCACAATCTCCACAATTGTTATCTATTTCTTTCTTATCCATACTTGCCATCCCTTACGAGTTATCTCAATATCATTTTTATGTTTTAATAACCACGCATCTATTGCTGGCTTAGGGTTTTTATCTGTACCATCTGGGTGGTCCCACTCATAATCATCAAATGCCATAACACCGCCAACCTTGAGTAAGTCCCAAGATAGGTCAGCATCTAAAGTAACTGATTCTGGTAGATGGTCTCCATCAATATAGATAAAGTCATACTTAACCTCACGGTTATTCTTTAACCAGTCTCCACTAAATGCTTTATGTGCTTGAACCTTTTTGCCGTGTGATTCCGTCTGTTCTTTGTAGGCTTGTTGTATATCATTCCAGTCATAGATTGATTCGTGTTGCAAATTACCACACCAAGGGTCTATATCTACCAGTAATGATGATGAATCTGTAAGTATATTTTCTAGTAACCAAGCAGATGCGTTGCCAGTAAATACACCTATCTGCAAGAACTTAAGATTCTTCTTACCCTTAAACTCTGCTAGTCCTGTTTCAAAGTCAGAGACAGTAGCGTTGTCATAAAACCATTTGGGAAAGTTATCAGCCTTATTCGTCATTTGATTTACGCAATGGATAGGTAACTGCCCAGGCAATCAAGGTTCCAATAATCGCATAACCAACTATTGTTTTAGCGGACCCATCAAGAACAACCCAGGCAATAAACATACCTAACAGTGTCCATAATTGGTCAATCATATCTTTTAATATTTTCAAGATGCTCTCCTTCTTGATGCTCTAGGTTTATCATTACCCGCCATAGGCCCACCTGCTGGGCTACTTGGAGTAGGCGCAGATGTTCTAGTTGTGCCACTTGCTGCCATAGTCGCTGCACCAACGGCAGCCTGAGTAGCAATAACAGATGCAATAATAACTTTCTCTGATTCTTCTCTTTCTTCTTCAGACATATCAGCACCAATGTTTGAAAGAGCAGTAAATACTTCTGCTGGATTATCAAAGATTGCTGCAATTAACTCTGCAGGATTTTCTAATAATTGAAGGGCTACTACTGTGCCAGCCTCAAGGACTACACCATTCTCTAATTGAACTGGTGTCTCAGGTGCAAGAGTTTCTAAATCAACTTCATCTGCTTGTGCAACTTCTAGTTCTTCTTCAGCAGGCAGTTCTTCTTCTTCAATAGGTAGTTCTTCTTCAACAGGT